GAGCTACGACAAGAACTGCTACTTGAAGAACTTGATCTACAAGAAGACGAACTACTTGAAGAGCTTCGGCTTGAACTAGAACTTGATCGGCAAGATGAAGAGCTGGAGGATGATGATGTAGAACTAGGATCGTCGTATTGGGCTGAAGGCGGTGTAAAATTTGTTGTCCATCTTGCTATTCCTTTTGAAAATCTAACTTCATCTAACCAGCCGTCAAATGGAACGACTCCATTATTGGATGAAGCAACCCCTAGCCCAATTCCATCATTATTTGAATCATAATCCGGAATAGTTCCTACGGATGTTCCGTCTATATATTCAGTAATAGTTGAACCGCTTCTAACAATCGCAACGTGATACCAAGTATTCGTGCTAGGAACCCAAGTGCCAGTACAAGTATTAGTGACATTTGTACTTACATTTAATTTTTGAGCACCACCATCATAATAAATTACCCATCCACCAGACCCATTCAAACTTGGCCCCATAATGAGCTGAGTCCCAACAGAATTCCATCTCATCCACCAATCAACAGTGAAGTCACCTGAATTCTGTGCTCCAAAATTCCAATCCGCACTATCAAGAGCTGTGAGATAATCTCCGGTAGCGTCAAACAGGCCGCTGGCTCCTCCAAACTTACTCTGAGCCGTGTCAATTTGAGCGTTTCCGACAGCAGTCATGGCATGGGCGTAAATAGACGAATCTGTGAATGTAGTAGATGCGTCCGTTCCGTTCATGTGCAGAAGTAGTTTTGTAAAATTAGCCATTTATCATAATTGGTTCTATGTAGTTAATTTCAGTCTTACAATTCGTGAGAGATTTTCCTGTAACCTCTCCAATATTTGAAACCTTTATAATGATATTCTTATCAGTCTTCCATGTGGCTAGTAGGTTATTAGGAAATACTCTCTGATGGATTATCAGAAGATCAGAAAGATCAGATCCAATATCTCTTACAACATAATCTATCTTGTATCCAGTTTTAGCCATTAAACATTCGTCTGCAGGTGAGCAAACGTCCCATAACCATCAATTCTGAATGATTCGCTCAGCACATTGTTAGCAAACTTAAATCTAACCACACGACCTCTTCCTGTTAAATCTTTCCTTACATAAGTTCCTCCAGCTCCGGCATACACGCTTGATCCATAAACTGCTGAGCCGTAGAGAGAAGAGGATGCGCTCATTGAGAATGTAAGGTTATACTGATCTCCATCAGCAAAGTCATAAGAGTATGAGAAGGTTAGGGTTCCAGACTGTAGTTTATAATAGATATAGATGTTTGGTATACCCTTCTGGTCACACAAGTCATCAAAATCTACCCATCGAGAATAAGCATACCCATTAATCTTGGTCTGAACATTTAGAGGGTAGTCATCAGAGCCCACATCTCCTCTATAGACAAATCCTGCGTAATCTCCCCAGTAAGGACGCTCTGTGATACCGTCTGTGAAAACTGTGACCATAGCTGATGGAGCCATACCATCATAGATGGATAGAGCATTGTTGAAGGTGTCCCAGGTTATGACCTGACTATTGGTGCTTGAAGAAGCTCCAGGGATAGCCAGCCAGTAGCGATTCTTATCATGTTGGTACAAAGAAGAGGCTTGAGCAAATTGAGAGACATTGTAGCTCTGAAGAGTAGTACTAATCCTATCACTTATCTTAAATGAGTTATTCCCATCAAAGTAGTAGATTCCATCTGTGGATAAGAAGGCCAATCCATTGTCTACTTCCTGAACACTAAATTGAGCTATGCATCCTACTTGTGAGCTAGACTTAACAAAGCGGAATGGAACATCTGCATCTCCTGTGTAGAAGGCCAAGTGGATTGAGCGTTCTTTGAATATGACAAGTCTATCAGCAAGCGTCTTTATCGCTGTGATAGTCTGTCCATCATCCCTATACACATCATTGAAGTCAGCTGTATCCCATGAGCTTATTGAGTCTAGTGCCGACCAATATAAACGAGACTTGTAAGATGTTCCAGACACCGCAACATTGGCTAAGAATGTATAAGATGAGAACACTTCTACTGCCTTGGCGGTTGTGAGTCCAGTTGGAACCGTCATAGCCGAACCATTGCCTGTTCCAGTCCATAAGAATGGGACATCAGTTCCATTGGTTCCTAATAAATTGTCTCTGAATACAGCAAAACTAGTTAGATTGCCAGCTGTAATAGTTAATGCCCCTGTAATATCATCCCATGTTCCGTCAAGAGAGTCCTGCTTAGCTAACTTATTTCCGCAGGTTCCAACAAGATAGCGAGTTCCACTAGCTAGCTCAAACCATGCAAGACCAGTCCAGCGAGCTGAAGAGTTAAAAGCCGTAGTGTTAAGAGCTGTATAACCATTCCTTTTAAGAAATGATCCATACTTATCGAAGTCTATGTTGAGAAGGTCTGAGAACTCATTGGGTTCTAGGCCAAGAGGACCAGCGGTGCTGTTTAAGCCACCATTTAGTTTCTTAAAACTTAAAGGTGAAGAAGATGTGGTGAATTTTACTCCAGCCATGGTTATCTCCTCCAAGAAGGCCCGTAATTGCCTCCTAATTGAGTATAAAGAAGTCCTCTCCCATTCATAATCCTATTACCAGAACGTCTTGAGTCTTGAGAGCGTTGGAGAGTAGGAAGCCAATCAATCTTGTCCATGTTAGTACGCCTCAAAGTAGCCAACTCATCCTTATACATAGCAAAGAACTTATCCCCATCATCATTGATGGAACTCTCATACTTAATCTTAGCTGTTGCTAGTAAGATGATTGCCTCATCAAATTCCTGGCCCATCTCGTGAATATCATTATCATTAACTAGGCGGAATGGATCCTTGTAATACTGCACATTGATCGGGAATACTGCATCAGGAAGAGGCCATAGCTGACACTTGGAATACATGATACCTCCTGTAGTGTCCCCAACTGGAATGACGGCTATGGTGTCAGCAGCAGAGTTAGCATCAACTGTGATTCGTCCGACAGATGTAGCACCCTTGGAGACTCTCTCAACCGAGCTGAATGATTTGGAGCCAGACACAGCCGTTGTGCCATCAGAGGCGTTAGTTGTAATGATCTCATAGTCAGGGTAGCCAGAGACTGTGCCGAACACTGTGACTGGAATTGATGTGTCACTTGTAGAACTTGAGGTTACACGCATAACTGAGGCTGTAACAGGCTGAGTAATAACCATGTTCTCTCCCCACATGCGGTAGGTGGATGGCTTACCAGTCTGAGTATCTTGGACTCCGTAAGAGCGAAAGTCCTGGTCTGTAATGTAGTCAAGCATCATTGGGTAGCCATAGGCATTGTGCCAGAGGAAGTCCCTGGTTGGATTGACTTGAATAGGTAGGTTATATTCCTCAGTAGGCATTATTTCGTATGAGGTAGTTGTTGAGCTAGTTCCACCATATAAGCTATCTATGGTTCCGGCAGTCTCAGATGTGATAGTCCTGATAGTGTAGTAGTTTGAGTCTGTTCCAAACTTGATACGACGTCCAACTTGGATATTATCCGTAATGAATGTAGCTCCTGTGACAGAGAATGAAGCAGAGTTAGCCGTAACTGTAACAGCTCCTGTGCCTGTGGTGTAGCTTGTCTCAGTATTAAAGAATGATTTGCGTCTAAGAACTCTCCATGGACATTCTCTAGCTATGCGGAAGAGAGAGGTATTGATGATATTCTTAGTTGCCTCTGTAAACTGTGTACCACCTTGATCCCTAGTACTTCTACGTTTTACCTCTGATTGCAGATCTGCAAATGTGAACATAATGCCTCACTTCCAATTAAATAGATTAAAAAGTTGATAACTATTCCCACTCTTGTCTTCATTCTGAGTAGCAATAATACCTTGATTAGAGCCTACTTGTTGAGTGGGCGGCTTTTTTAGAAGCCTGGAGCTGATTGTTTGATAAACACTAGTCACAATCACAACTATCACAATCATGCAAACACCAAGGACCAAAGCCTTGGCATAATTTTTTCCATCAAAGAAACCTTTAAAGAACTTTGCCCAATCCCAATTTTCTTTTTCGAGATTGTGTCCCATAGTTATTTCTTAAGCTTAGACTGAATAAAGTTTACTATGTATTTCCAATAGTGACCAAGAGCGAAACTGACTGCACAAGCTATGATTAAGTTTCTCATTAATCCTCCTTATGACTAACATGACACTTTGCTTCGATTAAAATTACTCTTTCCGAAAGAGAGTCTATTTTCTTCCATGCCGCTGTTATTTGATTATCTCTTTTCTCAAGCTCTTTATCTAACCTAATCATAGTATCGTTTAGAGAAGATAATCTATCTGTAATTCTGGAAGACCAAACAACTGTATGGTAAGCATGAGCGAGAATACCTGTAATTACTCCAACAGAAATCCAAGTTAATTGTAGATTCATCTATAACAAACTCCGTATAAAATTATTAAATTAGATTTGATTTTAATTAGGTTGGATAGGCTCAATCTTTTGCCCACCAGTTCTTGATAAATTCCATATCACCGGCCTCATAAGCTATTGCAGCTTTTAAGTCTTCGTTCCCAGTGAATCTCTCGTCAAGATACTTGGATGGAGGTGGATTCTGCTTATATCGATAAGCGTAATTCAGTTCACCATGTATGTGTCGCATTCCAATTATATCATACCATTCACCCCCAGGTACATGTAATTGTTCACAAATCTTATGTGTTGGACAAGATCCTGGGTTACATATAACTTGTTTAAGTCCCAAGTCCCTAACAGCTACAGCAAGGCGGCCTTCTGTGTTACCAAAGTCCTGGGTTGAGGCATAGTAGGAACTTGCTGGAACCATGTGGTCATTCATGTGTTTGGCTATAGCCATGAAGGCTTTGGATTTCATGAGGATTCCGGCTGTGCCTATCTCACGAGGTAGGCTTGGACCGCTTGACATAATGTCAGCATCTCCCATCTTGGCTAATAACTGGTCAAAGTTTTCTGGATTCTCAAGCACCATGTCACCATTGTTGACTAACACATAGTCCATTGAGTGAAAGATGCCAGATGCTAGTCTAAGCATCCATATGAACGGATATGAAACTCCTCCCCAACATTGATGGTGAGGTAAGAGAAATGTATCTACCATATTCATTATGTCTTTAGGAGGAAGCCAGCGATTAAAGTCTATGTCTTTCTCTCCATTATCAGGATCAATAAAGTTGTCGTAGGCTAAGACTGTCCAGTATCCAAGTTTCTTATGAGATTCGAGTGAAGCTTTAAGATAAGGAAGCCCATAGACAGATCCAGTTAGAAGAACCCCTACATTCTTCTTTATTTTGATAGCCCATTCATCATTTTTCTCATAGCAGTCTATAACATACTGACGAGTAGCCAACTCAACTGCCCAATCCTCATCTGACATTTGAAGATAGCGTCCACTGCGTATCAAATCCTCTCTAGTGACTCCGATTTTTGCATCCTCCATTAAGCATTCTGTATAGGTAATCTATGTATTCTTTAATATGTTTCTTAACTACACCTTTTGGAAGCAGATTCTTAGCAATATACTTCTTAGTGTATTTAACTGTAGATTGGTTCTTTGCCATAAGCCTCAAGAGGTAGATACTTTCTGTCATAATCGCTGTCTTTTCCACGGTCCCAAAACATTCCTAAGTAACGCCTATCTCCAGTTTT